ACTTTGAAATATATCACCGCGCTTGACTTCCTCGTATGTGTCCCGGCCTGTTGTTGTATCCGGTAGTTCAACCTCGTACTCCAACCCGTCAGGCGTTATGCTTAATTTTAAAGTACCGTTTGAGGTTCGGCCCAACACTAAGCTACTGTCGTGGTTCTTTAACGCAGCGGCTTTTGTGGTATCCATTTCGTCAAAAAAACCGGGCTTTATCACCTCTGCATACCAACCCATATTAGTATATGAATCGAAACGCGCAGCAAGGCCACCGATAACCATTTTGTCCGGCGTGTCGTCTTTTTTACGGGCTTCAATACCGTAAAATCGTACCTCGGCGTTTTCGCTTGCTTTTTTAAATTGTTGTTCCTGTCCCATCTTGTTGTACTGGTGTTGTATTGATATTTTCCAAAGTGGACATATTTACCTGAATGTGATGTGTGTCGCCTCCTTCTACCGGGTTAAGGTTGTCAAGAGCGCGTACCTCGTTAATAGAGTACACCCCGTTGTTAAGCATTGTTTGAAAATACGTTGCCCGGCTTGCGCTGTCTCCCCTCAAAAGACTGTCCAAATTAAAGCGGAAATACCGCGTACCTTTGTCGTATTTTCGTATCGCCCGGCGGTTTAATTCGCTTTCCCAATTCTTTACAATCGGGCGAATAGTATGCTGCAAAAATTCGATGCTTTGGTGTTCGATATTGTTGTTGGTGCTTCGCTCCAGGTCTCCTATTAAGTGAAGCGGAACGCCGTAAAAGCGTGCCACATCCTGAATAGTCAACTTTGCGCTTTCTATAAATTGCGCGTCTTTTGGTGAAATTGCTACCTGCTGAAACGCTGCGCCGCCCTGCAATACGCCAATGCTTCCCGTGCGTTTGTAATCCCTCATTACCGTTAACATTCCTTCGCGTATCGCTTGCACCTGCTTATCATTCAACATCTGTTGAGACGTTACGATACCTTTCAACCCGCCACCATTCTCGTACATCGCAGACGCATATTTATTGCTACTTATCGCCATGCCGATTGTATCACGCGCCGCGCTTAACGGTGATTTTCCTACCAATCCATCCTCTGAAAAGTTTTTCAGGTGCAGCACCTCCCCGGCGGTCAATACCCCGTTGAAATCGGCTGTAATTACCTGATAATATAGTTTACCCTTGTGGTAAAATGGCTGCACACAGTCGGGGTGTAGTATCTCAAATCGTGAGGCGTAACCGTACCGATCGGTATATATTCGGCTGTAATGGTTTCCGCGAAGTGATAAATGAAATTGCGCGGTTGATCTCCATGTGTACGACGTGTAAAGGTCGTTAGGTTCGATTGTGACGGCATACGCTTCCGGGCTTTCTATAATTTCGAGCATGTCGCGCCCGTCACGCTGGTACATTCCAAGCGACAAAGACGCAACGGTACGTGATAATAAAGCACAACAAGCGTAAACGGCGGAAACGGTCATCGCGGTTTCAGCATTAACGTTTACCCCGGCTACCTCTGTACCGTTAATCCATTCAGCATACCACTGCTCTGGCGTAAGCATTGCGCGCTCTTCCGTTACAGGTTGAACCGCTTTACTGCCGCTAAAAAACTGTGATATTCCGCTGATTAAATTCATTGTCACAAAGTTGCGGCAAAAAACCCGCCAAACCATCGAAAAAAGTTGACAAAAAAATGGGCCTACGTCATTGCGACGCGGCCCAAAAGCAAAGAAGTGAAAAAGTATTACCTGTGTTTTATCTTTCGTTTTCTATTATTGTAACAAGCTGAACGGAACGAGTGCCAGCATGAGTAGCGAAATTTACCATATTCTCCAACGTGCCAGCGTTCGGCCTCAATGTATGCTCTAATTGGCCTGTCGTGCGGGTCTAATTTAGACACAAATACGGCGTAAAATTCAGTAAAACGTTTTGTGTGTTTACTCATAAAAGCGTAAAAATTGATTTACCATAACTTTGAATTTCGCCGTATTTTTGCGCCCATTGCCCCAACGCCATCACCAGCGCGACCGCGCTGTCTACTTTATCTTTAGACTTTCCTTTGTCTATTTTTATATTTTCGTCCTGATCGGTTTTGATTGATACGTTAGATACCGCCCACCTCAAAATGGGGTTGCCCCCGTGATTTATTTTCTCCTGCATTGCCAGCCGTTCGAGTTCCTTTGTTGGTGCTGAAATTACCGACATCCTTTGGCTGAATTGCTCCATCATTACACCTTCATCCTGCAATTCTATTACCAACTGCGAAGAATTATAAGGGTCATAGGCAATGCTATGCACGTCAAATGTAGCACAATCCTGCAAAATCGCCTTTTGAATGTAGTTGTAATCGGTAACGTTTCCGGGCGTTAAGGTTAAAAACCCTTCCTCTGCCCACTGCAAATATGGAACACCATCCAAACGGGTACGCTTTACCGCTGTCTCTTCCGGGCAAAATACGCGGGTAATGACGTGCGGCGTGCCGTCCTCGTCTTCCGGCGGGAATATCAAAACGTAAGACGCTAAATCGGAACGGGTTGCAAGATCAAGGCCGCCAAAACAAAGTTTGCCGCTTAGTTCTGATTCTTCAAATGATACCGACGCTCTCATCCAAACATCGTCAGGTATCCACGTTTTGTGCGCCCGTAGCCAAATGTTTAGGTTTTTAGTTTGGAAATTTGATACGGCTGTGCTTCCCTCGGCTAACGCCTTGTTGTATTCCCGGTTCAAGTAGTCGAGCGAAATCGAAACACCCAAAGACGGGTTAGCCCGTTTCCATGCGTCAATACTCGTCCAGTCCTCGTCCTCGTCAATATCAAACATGAGCGGGAAAATTCCAGGGTTCGGAATAATGCCGTTTAAAATCTGTTGGCACGTTGTTTCAAACTTCGCGCACGGCCCGACCGGGTTAGTTCCGGCGGTTGTAATCACCCACATTAACGGAGACTGACGCGCCCCAAAACCGGACTCTATTACGTCCATCATTTCGTTATTTGGGTGCGCATGGTACTCGTCTCACATTCCATAAAACGGGTTGTGTCCGTCCTCTGCTTTGCTGTCTTTACCCAGATACGTCACAAACCCGCTGCCGTCCCGGTCTGATATAGCGTGTTGCAATACCCGTACCTTTAGGCTATACTTTTGCGACTTCTTGCAAAGTAGCGAAGTCATTGTTTTTTGCTTCTTAAATCCGATATTTGCCTGCGCCTTCTTTGTCGCAAACCAAAATACTTGTGCGTCTTTTTCGTACGGGTCGAACCTATGCCCATAAATGCCTATTGCGCTCAGATATTCGGTTTTCCCGTTTTTGCGCGGGACTTTTATGTACACTTTAAAATACCGACGCCACCCGTTCGACTTCACTTTCCAGCCGTAAACGCACCAATTTGTAAACGCTTGCCACGGGTGAAAATCAAACGGTTTACCCCGCCAATTGCCCTCGGAAAATTGAAGGTTGGAAAAGATTTTGTAATTGTGTATCGCCGATTCCTCGGAAAAATAGTACGGGAAGTCTGGATTTTCTTCCGATTCTTTAATATCGGCTAAATACTGCTTAACAAGCAGACGCGCCCAACGCGAAACAGGCATGTCCTCGTTAAGGGCATACCTGATAAATTCATCTTTCTTTTGTATCGCTTCGTCTACTGTCACAATTCGTCATTTAGCGGGTCTTTGTCCTTTTCTCCGTTTATCCCTATCGCCTCCATGCTCAACAAGTCGAACCCGAACCGCTTACTGATTGCCAGCATATTTGTAAGGCAGTCATTTTGTATCCTGATAAACGGGGAAATCGTGACGGTTTTCCCGTCGTTGGTGTATGTTGTTAGTTCTCCTTCTTTGCTTAGTTCATCGGTCGCCCAGTCATATTTTGACTTCTCGTTGCAAAACGCCTCAATCAGCGTATTAAATAATGGGCTGTATTGGCCTGACGCGGCGAGTGTTGACACTATGCCATACCATAGTTGGTGTGCCGATTCTGTGAGTGTCGATGGAGGCATTGCGACCGTGGACACTTTTTTAGATGGTGCGGTGTTCGATATTCGAGACGGACGCGCCGTGCCTTGTTGCTTCTTAACGCTGTCTGGTAGCCTTCGCATTTTGTTTTGTTTTTTGCTCCCTACGGCTATTATACTCCGACATTGCTTTGAGGTCGCCTTGTAATGCAAGTTCGTATAAAAGAAGGTCTATTTTATATTCGGCTACGTCTGCCCCGTGGCGGTACTGCTTAGCTTCTACCGTTTCAGGGTTCGAGAGCTGCTTTAAAAGGTGCAAGTATTGAGTATTGTCTAATTGTTCAATACTTGCTATCTTTTCCGCCGGGTACGCAAGCGCGCCGTATGTTTGAAGGCGTTGTGTCAGTTCTTTGCTCATACTTTTTTAAGTTTACCCTGCCTGCCTTTTGCTTTTGTTTTTTTTGCGATATTGATCCAAAACCATTTTT